GTAGCATCCTTACTATGGGTAAGAGGAATCAATTTTCCTTTTACTATACCACGCCCCCCAGAGAGCGGCATGATCTGGGCGGGTATTTTACATTTTCACGGACTTCCGTGGATTTTATACGAGTATTCTGAGACTAAACTCAAAGACACTCGCAGAAAAGTATAAGGAAACCTATGGCTAAAATAGCAGCTAACAAAAAGGCTAAAACTCTAGCAGGAGCTAGTCTTACCCTTCAAGAAATTGAACCCCTAACTAGGAATCAGTTAAAAGCATTTGAATCTAATAATCATCTTCTTTTGCACGGTCTAGCGGGAACGGGTAAGACGTTTATTTCAAGTTATCTTGCATTTGACGATATGTCAAAAGGGATTTTTGAAAAGTTAGTAATTATTCGTAGTGCCGTTCCAACACGAGACATTGGATTTCTTCCAGGGACAGAAAAAGAAAAGGGTTCCGTATATGAAGAGCCATACAAAGATATAGCTAATGAGCTTTTTGGTAGAGGGGATGCTTATGGTATTCTGAAGCAAAAAAGTTTAGTAGAATTTATGACTACCTCCTTTATTCGGGGAATTACTCTAAAGCATGCTGTCATTATGATTGATGAGTGTCAGAATATGTCTTTTCATGAGTTAGATTCCATTATTACTAGGATGGGAGAGGGTTGTAGAGTTATCTTTTGTGGAGATTTCCGCCAAGCCGATTTGAAGCAGAATGGGATGCAGGATTTCATACAAGTACTCAAGCGTATGAACGAATTCGACTTTATAGAGTTTGGTGTAGACGATATTGTCCGTTCCGAGTTCGTAAAGAACTATATTATAGCCAAAAATGAACTAGGATTATGAAAGCAGTTATTAGTAACAGGATATACCTTGAGTGCACGAAAGAGTATAGGGAAGTTATAAATAAAGAACTTACCTATACTATTCCTGGATTCAACGAACATGAACCACCTCAAGTAATCAAGAATATGTCACGTATTCGAGAGAATCTTGTTACTATACCTGTGGGAAGGATGGATTTAATCCCAGATGACTACGAAATAGTCGATAAACGTTTAGAGTTGCCTGTAGACTTTCCTGAGTTTAAGTTCCCTTTGCGGGAAAGTCAACAAATTGTTTATGACGATATCGAAGGCAGTGCTATAATCAACGCATGGGTCAGTTGGGGAAAGACTTTTACAGGTTTAGCTATCGCAGCTAAGCTGGGTCAAAAGACTCTTGTAATTGTCCACACCGTCCCTCTAAGAAACCAGTGGGCGAGAGAGGTAGAAAAAGTATTTGGAATTACGGCTGGCATCATAGGCAGTGGTAGATTTGAAATTGATGCTCCTATCGTCATTGGGAATACGCAGAGTTTGTACCGAAATATAGACAAGATAAAACGAGAGTTTGGGACTATTATACTTGATGAGATGCACCATGTTAGTAGTCCCACCTTTTCTAGACTTTTAGATACAAATTACTGCAAGAATAAGATAGGCTTATCAGGCACTATAGAAAGAAAAGACGGTAAGCATGTGGTGTTTAGAGACTACTTTGGACCTAAGCTGTATCAACCACCAAAAGAAAACTATATGGTACCTAAGATACACGTTTATAAATCTGAAATAAGATTTATGGACGGAGCTAACATACCTTGGGCTAATCGAATTAATGATCTGTCCAATAATAGTGATTATAGACACACAATAGCTATGCTAGCAGCAGGCTACGCTGCAAAAGGGCATAAGGTACTCGTGGTGTCAGATCGAGTCGCTTTTTTAAAGAGCTGCGCCGAACTGACAGGTGAAACATCCGTATGTGTTACGGGTGAGGTATCGCATGAGGACAGGGAGAAGTTAGTAGACGAAATACTGTACGGGAATAAAACTGTTTTATACGGCACTCAAGCTATTTTTAGCGAAGGTATTTCCGTTAGTAGTCTAAGCTGTCTCATCCTTGCTACTCCAGTTAACAATGAACCATTGCTTACTCAGCTTATTGGTCGTGTCATACGGAAGCAAGAGGGAAAAACTTCTCCAGTAATATTAGACATACATCTAGTAGGAAAAACGGCCCAACGACAAGCATCAAATCGAATGGGATACTATATAAAGCAAGGCTACGAAATAAAACAGCTATAAATGCTAAGATCGGGAACCTAAGAAAAAAAGTTCTTGACAAATAAGGGAAAGTTTGATATAATATGCTCTTGTATAACTGGAAGAAGGTATTTAAAGATGCAAATGGAAGTGTAAACGACGTCGTCCTGATATTCAAAATGTTGACTAACGGATTAGTTCCTCGCAACAAGTACGATAAACTGTACAAGTTTTATCTGAAAGACTATAGTGGTAAATCTTACATATTGCATCCAGATGTACTTTTATACAACTTATACAAATATACCAATATCGAAGCTGCACAATATCTTGCTCTAGCCTCTCTGAGACCTTTAGCGGAATATTATGCAAGTGGAGAAATTACTTTAGACCTGTTTCATAACCCTATAGACAGGTCATTATTTATTAATAATAGGCTATTGAGAATAGAAGATGAAACACTACATTTTCTATTTGAAGAAGTCCCAACGGAGAAACATTAAATGGCTTTAACATTCGGAAAATCAAAAGGCGCTGCACAGAAATCCTCAATCAACTCTTACACATATCGAGATGGAGACAATAGTCTTCGTTTAGTAGGTGATATCCTAGCTCGTTATGTATATTGGATTGAAGGTAAGAACGG